TATACCCTAACTCTATCAACTTTTGTTTATATTGTCAAGCTTTGTTGATGTTTATTTGAAAGAATTTATCTATTTCTCAACCCCTCAACCAACTCCAAAAGCTCAACATTACTCTTAACATAATCAAATCTAACTGTCTTGATGAACTGTTTTTGTTTCTCTACCCACTCACTCTGTTTGAAGTGTGAACCTAAAACTATCCAGTTTCTTTTATCTCGTGTCATTTTGTCGTAGCTTACTTTGAACTTTATTGCTTTGCGTACTATTCTAAAGATAGTTCTTTCATCTACTTTTAACTCTCTTAGTTTGTTTCGGCTTAGTATTAAATTGCTATCCCTCATAAGTTGTAACCTCCTCTTGTATTGGTTTTCTTACTACTGAAAATAATGCCCCCTCAAATAAAATATCTCTCTCTTTAAAAGGTGCTATTTTTGAAAGCATTTTAAGAAATAATGGATAATTATTAACTTTATGTATCGGTGCAAAAAAACGATTAACTTTATATAAATCATCAAAATTTTGATTTATTAGCATAATTAATTTATGAGGTAAAAGTTCTGGTGCTTTTGATTTTCCACATTTGATAAAATATAATTCAGAACCCTCAAACATTCCTATTCTCATACAAGCGTTCCAAATATGCTTCTCAAACTCTAATCTTGGCATTTGCTTATTCATTCGTTATTCCTTTTATCATTTGAGATATTTTAGGACTTATATCATCGCTAAAACACTCTTGTTTATACTCTATTTGAATTTCATTAGTTTCTTGAACTCTTTGAATATTCCCTATTCTCTTAGGATTTTCAAGCAACCATGATAAAACACTCTCAACATCTTCACTATTTAATTTTTTATAGTTCCCATATTCATTAATAACATATTTATTTATAAATTCTCCATCTCTATCTAATCCGATAATTACAAAGTCTTTATAGCATCCTGCACCGTTTGCAATTTCTTTACCTTTATAGAATGATTGTAGATAATTATAAACACCCTTAGTATCATTAAATGGGTTCACTCCATCTTTTATGCCTAGTTCTATTTTCTTTCGATTGTAAGCAAACAATGCCTCTTTTGTTATAAGGTCTTTACTCTTCATAGGTTGGATAAATTCCATTCTAAAAACTAAAAACTTTGTCAAATCTTTATCTTCAATATCATGTATCATTTCAGATATGATTGTAGCTTGTACTATATTTATTTCTAAAGCATCTTTTATAAAATCTATTCTATTCATTGATAAATCCTTGTGTTGGTAATCCTAATCCAAATTGAGAGTAATCTTGAACTTCTTGTTTTTTTTGTTGTTTTGGTTCAAATAAACCTTTCCATCCATTCATAATACTTGAGTTTATTATCTGCTCTTGAATTTCTTTAGAATAATCAGATAAAAAATTAGCAGATAGTGTAACTCCATCTATTGATTTATACTTTTTGTAATTTAACCATTTTTTAAAAGCAATAGTATTTATAGTATTAGTATTTATAGTAGATAAGTAATAAGTAATAGTATTAGTAGGGGTAGTTCGGGGGGTATCACTACTAGGTGTACTACTTGTATCTATACTCATATCTAATAGATTTTTAATATCATCTATATTTACTAAATCTTCTTTTTTTAACATTGATTTAATTTTAAGAGTAATAGCTTTATACATAATAGAATATATATCTTCACTAATTTCTATTGTTTTTGTAATGGGTTTTTTGTTTTTATATCCAAAATACAGATTGATTTTAAAATGAATTTGAGTGTTATTATGTGTTAATGTATTTGATACACTTCCACCAGTGAACTCTTCTATTTTATAATCAGTATTTTTAACAATAAAAGCATTTAAAAGGTCTATATTTTGCTTATTTGTTAGTTTCATTTATTTAGGTGTTTTAAATTTACACTCAACCAACTGAGAGGTTACCAAGCTTCTCGGTTGAGGTGTTCGGAGTGTATAAAGGTTATCAAAAAAGATAACCTCAGCTTGGTAACCTTTATATACTCGTAGTGTCATTATACCCTAATAAACCAAGAGATAAACCTAAATCTATCTCTTAATAATCAAATATACTTTGTAATTGTAACATAAAACCTCTATAAGTGTCTTAAGTTTATAGAGGTGTGATGAAGCTGGAACTTTCTCACGATGGTATTATAGCTTATTTACAAGTCTGATTCCAAACTTTTACCCACTCTGAATATTTCATGTCTGATTCTAAGAAACCTATCGTTCCATTTCCTATGAACATTTGATAACCTGAATAGCCACCGTACGAGTTCTTTGCGTTCACTTTACCACAAATAATGCGACCGTTAAACATATCTAACTCTTTGAATTTAGCACTTTCAGCGTCTTTTAGTCTGTCTCTTAGTGAGTTTTTTGCGTAACCCTCGTAACCCCATCCAGCGTATAGATTTAGTGCTAGTGCTATTATTATTAGTGATTTCATCTTTTATCCTTTGAAAATCAACTGTCTCGGCAGTATTTTATGACAAAACCAAGCTACACCAAAATGTGGCGAACCTTTTTTTGTAAAATCTATTCTTTTATTTAGTGTTAATATCTCTATTCCATTTTCACTAAACATCTTACCTCTTGCTTGACCTTGTAGTGAGGATACTGGAAGCAGTAAAGCAAAAGGCTTTCCTAATTCATAACATTTTTTTATAAATTTATCTTTTTTACTGTACGGTGGGTTTGTTATTATTGCATCAACATTTGGAATATCATCTACTAAAAAATTAGAGCTTCCACTACTTAAACACCGATAACCTTTTTCATTTAAAAAATCTACCAATTGTGAACTTTTGTCAGAAGTGCAATCATAATAAATCTTACCTTTATCCAAAAACTCTAGCAATGGTTCTAGTGCTTCTTTCGGGGTATAACACTCATCACTTTTTGCATTGTTCCCTGTCTTTTTAAGCATTTCTATATTTGCACTTGCCATCTTATTTTCCTTTTAGTATTTTGCTAAATTGTTTAGCAGTTAATTTTGGATTTTTAATCAACTCTTGTTTCATTATTTTATAATTTTTAGATATCATGTCGTTACCTCTTAACTTTAGTCTGTTATTAGCGTGTATTTATTTGATGTGTCCTTTAACTTTTTACACATCAAACAATCCTTAAAAACCTAGTTATTTTTTCATCTTCTTTAGCTAGGTTTTAATTCAAATAGATACAGATATAAAAACAATCTGCTAATCCTAAAAGTATCATTACTAAAACAGTTAGAAATATCTTTGAATCTGTTGCTAGTTTTCTCATTTTTTATCCTTGTAATCAAAATTATTTGACCACACAAAAGTGAATACACCTAGTGCTGTTTGCCAATTTGAATAAAAGCCTATTAAAAACAACCCTCCTACAAATAGAATTGATTGAATTATGTTTGTTGGGTTTAGCTTATTAAATTTTATTTTCATTTTTTATCCTTGTAATATTTTATTTTGTGTTTCTTTTTGACTGGTATAGCAACAACAAAACCATGTTTGTTTATTGCTAGTTTTACTCGTTTAACCATTTTGAGTTGGTTGCATCGGATTACCGTTTGCATCTACATAAGTAGTCGGTGGTGGTTGATATGATTGTTGCTGCTGTTGAGGTTGTTGGTAGTTTTGTTGCTGCTGAGGTGCTTGATAGCTTTGCTGTTGTCCTTGCTGAGCATCATCATAAACAGTACACATTACCATATCTTTACCCTCTTCTCTTTTAAATGCTGCAAGATTAACAGTCGGATCTAAAAGTACATATTCTTTACCACTTTGTGATACTCCGATAACTCCAACTTTAACCCAGTTTGTTGCCTCTACACCATCTTTATTTATATATTTTCCGTTTGCTACACTAATTTTACGCATAATTTCTCCCATTTTTAATATTTAATATTGTTCTTTTTGAAACACCAAACTCTACTGCAAGTTTTATGCTTGACTCTCCATTTAAAAATCTTTTTGTTATCTCTTCATCTTGTTTGATGTTAAGCTTTCTTGATTTAAAAACCTTTCCTTTATTTGCTAATCCAACAGCTTTACATGATTTTCTTAATATTTTTTTATGCTCAGTTCCGTTTACTAGCGAATTTTTATTAGCATGAATACTATTTTCTTTATATGTAACCCATTCAAGATTATTAACATTGTTATTGCTTTTTACTCCATCTTTATGATTAACTACATTTTTATCATCATTGTTTTCAATAAATGCTTTAGCCACTAATCTATGAATGAAATACTTAGTTCCTTTTAATTTAACGGTAAAATATCCATTTCCATTAGATATGGGGGTTAGATATTTTTCTTTCTTGCAACTCCAAACTCTACCATCTTCACTAATAGAATACAATTCATTTAGATTTTCAATATATTTCATCTTATTGATTCCTCTATAACTTTCGCAATTGTTGTATCTTTATCAAGTGCTAATTGTTTTAGCTTTCTCCATAAAGCAACTGGAACTTTTATACTTTTATACATTCTAACTCCTTAGTAGAATTATACACTATTCTACCTTAAAGTATTTATAAATCTTCATCTATTAAAACTTGAATCCAACTCATGTGATTATACATCTGTTCACGACTCAGTTTAGTTGATGATATTGCTAAACCCTTATCTGTTTTAGGGTAGTTCATATCGAGTAACTTTAAAAGCCCTCTAAAGTCATTGTAACTATGACTCCTACATTTTATTACGATCGGATTTGGATAACCCAACTCTTCAAAAGTTCCATCATAGACTAATAGCCTAAATCTTCTCCATAACTCTGTTACATACACATGATATAGAGAGTTTTGATTATTATTTCTTTTAACCATTTATTGACCTTTTAACCAATTCATAAACCCTTGAAAGTTTTGAGATTGTAATTGGTGCATCCCCTCTAAATTATTAGCTTTTGCAATAGCCATTATGTCGAAACCTTTTAGAGTTATTAAATTGGCTATCTCATCATACTGTGCTTTTGTGATTAGTTGTGGTGCGTTATTTGTTATATTTCCACTTGCTTTATTCCCATCATCGTCTTCTTGCTCTAATCCTAAAACCGTTACAAGTTGGTATCTGCGAATATAAGTTAGTGCTGAACCTTGACCTTGACTATCATCTTTTTTAAGTATCAAAGGCATAACACTTTCGATCATCTCACTTGGTTTATCTATATTTATTATTTGAGTTATTAAGTAGGTTTCATTATTAGAAACATCTGTTTTTTGAACTGATAATAAACCTGCATCTTTTAGTCTTGGAAGAACCTGCTCTAATACTGAATTAATATCAGCATATTTTGAGCCTTTAAAATATGCGTTTAATTTATCTTTACGAATAACCTCTACACTCTCTTGAAAGTCACTTAGTTTCTGATATATATTCTTAGTTGCATTAGCTGTCACTATCTCTTTATCAGCACTCTCTATGCTTTTAGTGGCTATCTCTAGTGATTTACTATTGTTAATTACTTTTTTGCCCTCTACACTCATTAGTGTATCGAACTCTTCATCTTCTTTTTTCATTTTAAACCCTTTTTTTATTGATTTTTAATGTTTGGTTTTTAACAACTGTAATTAATTTAGCACCTTTTATTTCTTCACCATTTAAAAGAGCATTCTTAACTTTTGTTTTATCAATAGTAAACTTTTGAAAATCTTGCAGTTGTGTTTCATCTGAAATCTCAACTTCATAACTTGGTTGAGGTGTGTTGATAGTGATAGAACTAATTATAAGCCCGTTTAAACGACTTATTCCAACATCACTTAACCATTGAGCCGATTGAGTCTTAATCATCTCTATTTGGCTATTAGCATTAGCTTTCATTTGTTTTAGTTCTGCTGTTGCTTTATCCATTTTAGCTATTGCATCTTCAATATTGCCGATAGAAAATCCGACATAATCAACTAAACTCTCTGGGCTTGTACTATTTAGTTTTGCATCTAAAATACCGTGTACTGTTTCAACACCTGCTGTTTCAAGTGATGTTATATAGCTTTCTTTAATTTTCATCTTTTATCCTTTACTAACATTTCATTTAGTTTTTGACCTAAGTCTCTATCAAAAACAACTGCTTCTAATTTTTGACTTTCACTCATTAATCTGTATTCAGCTAAATTCATAAGTATTGCTGTTGTTCTTTGGTTAAGTAAGTCCATCAGGTGGTGTATTTCTTCGTTATTCATCTTCTTGTCCTTTTCAGAATGGTATCAATGTATAATCATTATATTTTAAATCAACTAAAACTTTTAAAGCCTCATCCCTATTTTCCCATATATTTATCATATGATAATTGTTATCCACATTTTTATATACTGTTGATACAGGTAAATGTTTTAAATTAAAATCAGCAAAAGATTCAATTTCTTTTATTATTTCAGTAAGTTTCATCTTCTACCCCTTAAAATATTTTCTTCGGATTTTCTCCAAAAACTCTATTTGCTGTATATTCAGCGATTACAATCATTAGTCCTACGAGTGATAATACTATTATTGTTTCAATCATTTTAAGTCCCTTTATTCATTAATTCTATTTATACTTAAAGCGTCTGATAGGTCATTCATATCATCTTCAACACTATCATCAAATAAACAATTAAATATATCTATAGACATGGCAGAATCATTAAATTTTCGGATAATTTCATCTTTTAAATCCTCATCAATTCTCTGATAAGATTCATCACTTACTACTGTTTGCAATATATCATATAAACTATTCATATTATTTGTTGCATTTCTTCTCATTCCGTCAAAACTTGCTTTCATTATTTATCCTTTACATTTACACCAGACTCACTTTTACATCGAATAACACAAAGTCTAATATATAATCTCATCGGCATTTTTGCTTTTTGTGATTGTTCTTTTATCATTTGATGTGTTTCTTCATCAAATTCTATTGTTTTTCTCATAATCTTAATCCTTATCTTGATATATTGTATTGTAATATATACAGTATTAAATACTGCTTAATTATAGTAATAATTTACAAGTATTATTGTTTATTTATTGAAATAAGAACCAATAACGGAGTAGATTACAAAGGCTGTGAGAATTTTTAGAGAGGTGTAGACTGAGGATAGGAGGGTTTTCACTTGTTTTTATTATGTTCTTCTACTAATTTGTAAAGAGTATATGATTTTTCAGGTGGGTTATAAATAATATCTAATAGATACCCAAGATTATTTATGTGAGCATCTATTATATTTCTTGTGCTTTCAATGGCTTCTTTTTTATTCATCTATAATTTGTATGTTTACTTTAATCCCATTTAAAATCGCACCACTAATCATCTCATATAATGGAATATAAGCATCTCTGCTCTCTCCTACCATCTTGCGATTGATATTTATATTTGCTATCTCTCCGACTAAAATACATCCATCAGTGTGAGCATCTGTATTTCCAGTATGAATATATATCCACTCAAAGTTCGGTACATCTTGAAGCCATAACATGCCTTTGTGATTTGCGTATCTTTTAGAGTATGTTTTATTCATACCCCCTGCATCTCTAAGTTTTATCTGATATTTACCCATAGGTATTCTAGTTTTACTGTAGATTTTAGTATCGTGATGAGCATCTTCCATAGTGAAGCATTTAGGTTCGCCATCTATGTGTAAAGTTCCGATAGTTCCTTGTGTATCACTTATAAATCTTTTAAGTATTATTTGCAATGTAAATTCCTAGTATTAGAATGTAGGGTGTTAGATTAAAAAGTGTTATTAACATCTTCTTTTTTAAGTAGTGGATAGTCACAAGTTTTTGAAGAGGTTTGTCGTTATCAAAATCATCTGTGATGGAACTATATAAAGCTATGTAATTCCATCCTCTCCATAAAGGGTACTCCTCTCTTGAAATACCCTTGTAAATATCCATTAGATACCTATTGATATTGGTGGAATGTTTGAGAATATTGCTGTCATTATAATTGTTAAAACTGTAACTATAAGAGCATTTCTCATTGTATTTTTATCATCTAATTGTTTAGATAACTTACCTATTCTCTCATCTTTGAGTTCGGTTTTTAAACTCATTAAACTATTAGATACTTCTTTAAGTGAACTATTCATCGTGTCCTCCAAATCAGCTATTTTTGATTCTATTTTAGCAAACTTTACTTCGCCTTTTAATAGTTCTTCATTATGGTGTTTTGATTCTAAATCAAATTTAGTAGATAATTCTTTAACTACATTAACTATTTTATTTTGTCCGTTTGCTAATTCAGTAATTGCTGGTAAATCTTTAATTTGATTATTTAGTGCTATTTGTTCAGGTGAGTGAGCCACGATAATTCCTTTTGCTTTATTGTATCATTTTTTATCTGATGGGTTTATATAATATCCCTCGCATGGTACAGTTTTATTTGAATCTATATTGTAGATAAAGTTTGTTACGGCTCTGTCTGATTCTTTATCGACTATTACTGTTCCTATTACTGTGATAACTGCTATGATTATTGATGCTGTTGCAGGGTCTATTATTGCTCTTCTAAAGTTTCTCATTTTGCTCCCTTTTTCTATAATTGTTATATGCTACCCACCCACCGACTTTTAATCCAGCCATAACGGTTTTGCGGGTAAACCATCCAACATTTAAAACTTTCATAGCTTCATCTAAGATTGCATCACATTTACTTCGTTCAAACATTCCTGTTTGATATAAGAGGTCGTGGATTACATATCCATATGTTGCTTTACCCGTTGGAGATATTATATTGTGTAAAATTTTAGGAATACTTCCATAATCAGTAATCAATCCTTTTGGTGCTACTATGTTTAAATTAACCAAATCTGATACATATATTAAGTCCGATTCTAAAACTCTATCTCCACCATCTAAAGGCACTTTAACTATTAGGTCTGTTGTGAACTTGCTCATTTATATTACCGTTGTTGTTGTAGCTGAATTGTTAACTGCTGTTGCTGAACCCGTTAATAGCACATTACTTCCATGATAATAATCCGTTACAGTTCCTATTGCATAATCTCTTTGTGCATAAGTTTCCACAGAACCAGTGAAATTATTAAACCATTTAACTTGTGTTGCTTTTGTAACATAAACACTTGCGTTTGTTGATGATGAACCTGTATCTTCTATGTTTCCATCAAGTGCAACATTTCCAGTAATATTTACTACTTTTATGCTAGACTCATCAGTTACCCCAGTAACCATAACACTACTATATTTCGCTCTGCTTATTTTATTGTTGGTAATATTAACAAAATTACACTCTAGCGAAAGGCAATAGATTCCATAACTATAAGGTGTATCAAGATGATTATTGTCTATGTCTACTGATTTAGATTTCCCTGCAAGATATATATTAGAGTTTGTTAAGCTATTATCTCTTATTATGATGTTTCCAAAACCATTAGTTAAATCTAAGTTTCTTATATAGACTTGATTGTCATCATTTTCTAATGTTTTAATAGTGTTCCCACTAATAATTATATCTATGTTGCTATCAATATCTGATGCACTTGTTCTATATAAATAGACTGCATTATTAGAATTCGTATTGCCCTCGCTATTGATATTAAATACATTATCTTTGATGCTTAATAGTCCATCTCTTGTTATATTTTCAAATCCTTGAAAGTCTAATCCCAGTCCTCTTCCAGTTATACTGCTAGAAACTATTACTTCTATTTTATTATCACTAATCTCATAATTAAGTCCTATCGCCTCAGCTATATATATTGCACTACTGTTAAATATTTTTCCCACAATTATATTACTTGTAATTATATGGTTATCCCCAGCTACTACAATTCCATGCTCTATGAGATTATTATTAAAATTAAAATATTCTGCATTTCCGTGCATGTCTAAAGACTGTAAACTTTCTGAATAAAAATTACTATTAGATATATTGATGTATCTACAACTTACAGAATAATTATCTGCTCCCCCTGTTGCAAGTCCATGTCTTTGTCCAAAAGCAGAAATTCCTATAATATTAACTTCTTGTGAGTTTCCTATTGCAAGTCCATAATTTGTACCAGTAGCACCTATTTCTTTATTGTTATTGAAGATACAATTTTTTATATTTACGCCATAGCTTAATGATATTGACATTGATGTATTTCCACCATTGAATACAGCAATATTGTTAATTAGGCTATCTTTAGCATATACAACATTTAATCCATTACTTCCCGACTCATCATTAGCTATTACTGAAAAACCTATTAAATTAACCTCAGCCATATTCATTTTATAAACATCCACATCTGCTACCACGTAATCATCAATTAAACTATTGTATAGTGATACTTCTGTAGAATTTGAATCGCCAGATACTCTACACATCTCACCTGCTCTATAATAAGTTCTTGCTGCACTCCATGAATAATCTGTTGGGTTATAAATCATAACAATATCATTGTCAGATAAAGTTTCTGCAGATGCTAATGTAAAAGACTGTTCTCCTTTTACTGCATCTGTTGATAATTCTGCTATTTGGGTTGGTGCTGTTCCACCAAGAGTGATTCCATAAGTTGATGAAGTGCTTGTATCTTTTATAATTGTTGAATCTTTCCCTTCTCCAAAAATTGATACATTTCCATATTTAGTCAATGCTGTTGAGTGTAAGTAGATTCCACCAGGAAAATATATATTATTTGAGTTGTCTAGTGTAGCTTGAATTGATGCTGAATCATCTGTTGAATCATCCCCTTTTGCTCCAAACCATTTAACATTTACTGCACCAGAATATTGTCTTATCCAACCACTAAAATTTGTACCTTGATTATCATTTCCAACTTCCGTTGAATCATAAATAAACAAACCACCTCTATCTAAATCGGTAACAATACAAGAATCATCATCAACTGGCGAATCTATTGATTCCATTTGTGCTACTGTATTTTTTCTAAACAATCCACAAGAATGTTCTCCAATATCAACCATTGCTGCACCAGTTATGGCATGACTTTTAACGACATATGCTACTGCTTGAAAAGTTCCATTTGGCTTATCAGGACTTGCTAATCCACCACCAATAGAGTACATTGTTGTACCACCAGTTTGACTTGATGTATCCATTCCCTCAATAAGTCCACGAGTTACAACATCTCCAAACTCATTTAAAGCCATATCTTCATTCGCTATACCAATACAAGTATCTAGTTGTGTTATTGTTTTAACAACTTCGATTGCATCTTCGCCTGAATTGTATCCACTCCATTTTACTAAGTCACCTTTTGAAAGTGCCTCTGTTGCTTTTACTCTCATAGGAACGGTTCTATGTAAAATTGCACTTTCGCTTCGTGAATTTACATCAAGGCTTCCATTTTCTTCGTCTAAAGTAACTAAAGCATGTTGAACACTAACTAATGTATTATCAAGAGTTAAAATATCTAAAGTAACTGTTGTTTCATCTTGACCACCATCATAAACAGTCGAAACAACCTCGCCATAAACTACGCTAAACTCTAAGTTTACTTTTACTCTTCTATTTGCTAGAAAAATATCTGTTGTGTTTCCACTTGTTTTAAAGCTACTACTATCAACATATGTAAAAGTATATCCACCTATCGTCCATTGACTTCCTGTTGTAGCTGTTGGTTTTAATGTACCATCTTCATTCATTATTACATCAAGTCTTTGATCTAATGTAAGTTTTGAGCCTCTAGCGTTTATTAGTTCGTTGGCAATTGTTGATGTTTCAAGGTCTAAAAGCCATCCACTCTCTCCTGCATTAGCGTTTCCTGAATAAATATACATTAGTCCAGTTATTCCACCACCTACAACATCTTCTCCTCTGTCTGTTCTAAAACAAGATTGTCCAGTTGTTGGATTTGCTGGAAATATTGTACCACTAAAATTACTTTGAAGAGTTAAAAAATTTGAATTTAAATCATCATCTAATGTACCGAAATCAGTATCATCTGTATAGACTACTATGTTTTGAGCCATTTTAATATCCTTTTATTGAAATATTGAAATTTGATGTTGTTGCTACACCATCAGAATCATAAGCTTCTAAAGTGAAGCTAGTATTAGTTATATTTTTAACAACTGGGAGACTTATACTATCTTTGCTAGTAACTCCTATATATGGTGGTTGATAAAAAGCTAATCCATAAGTATTATAGCTAATTATCTCGCTTTCTACGATTTCTTTATCCAGTATCTCATATTCTATGTCTGGTACATCTAATATAGCTTTGAAGTCATCTATTGATACTTCTAGTCCTGTTAAATCATCAAGAAAAGCATACTTAAACTTTATATATCTAAATGTTTCATCTAGTATCCCTGTATATTCTATAAAATCAGTATAGGTAATAGCATCATCACTTAGTGCATAATACATTTTAAATGTTGTTTCAGCTGTCACACTATCTAGTGTATCAAAAGGGAAATCACCAAATTTTCTATCTGGAAAATCGCCAAATCTTGAATTTACAGAAATTGCTGAATAATTAGCAAGTAATCTAATTTTAGTTATTCCGATATGTCCAGTATCTTGGTCACACGATTCAAAACTTACATCACTATTATTAAAAACATTTGTGTTTAAATCTGCAAAAGTTAGTAATGGGATGTCTCCAAAAGTCGTTACCGATATAGGTTGATAACCTACTCCTTGTATAAACACTAAGCCGTTTGTTATTCCACATGGTGGAGTATCAGTATCTAATCCATCATAGTCTATTACAATATTTAAATTACTTATGATGTTTGTTATATTAAATTGTATCTCTAGTGCATCTGAACTATAAACATCAGTTTCATCAATAGATTTAATCCAAAATTTATAAGTACCATCCATATCTGGAAACCACTCAAAAGTAGTAACATTCCCAACTAATCCTATTTTAAATCCAGTTTCCCATGACAAACCATTTCTAATCTCATATTTTGTAACATCTAGAGAAATTGATTTTATCCAACTAAATCTCACCAGATTATCATTTTGAATAACTGTAAAATCTTTTGGTGGTTCGGGTGGTGCAAATCTACCCAATAACCCTACACTAATTTCTTCTTTGTCTCCGAAACTATCTCTAATTTCAATTGCTATTGTTGCAGGTGCAGGGATATTTTCAATATTTGCATAACTTGTAAAAACTCTCTGATTAAAAATTTCATCTAAATAAATATCATACCACATAGATTCGCCAACCCATGAAGCCGTTACATTTGCAACTGCACTTGTGCCTTGATATGTTATATATTCATTCGCTCTTAAATGCTTAATGCCGAAATATCCATCAATTGAAACATCAATAATTTCAGTATCATTATAAACTTCTGGTACATATTCAATAGCTGATATTGTACTTCTTAGTTTTGAAGTGTTTGAGATATTTATTATTCTCATCTTCTTTGATGTTCGGCTTAGTTCTCCGAAACTATAAACATCATATTGATTAAGTGGTATTTCCATTGTTTCGACTAAAGTCAATTCATTTGTAATTATTTCACTATTTACAACTTCTAACATCTCTATAATATTAATTGAACTTCGTCTTACTTCTAGGTAGTAACTTTTACCAAGTTCCATATCTACATTAACATCTAATGAAACATTGGTATTTGTTGCTGATAAAATTCTACCACTTGCCATGCTTAGTTCTGGCACATCGTGAGCGACTTTTACAATATCACCAACACGAGCAACAATAGCCTCTAAGTCAATTTGAAAGCTTTGAGTAATGGTTAGGTATCTATTGTTATTTAAGAGGTATTTAGAGTATTTAATAGCCATATCTCTATCGGTACAGCCGATATATTGAATAGATGAGGAATTGATTTCTACAGCATTATCATAAGTTGAGTTAGTAACTTCTAATATTTGAGGTTCATAATCATAATTTTTATCATAGTATGTAAGTTCTATTTTGTTCGCTCTATCTTGAATCGGCAAAAAAGTCTCACTAAAGCTATCTTTTACAATATTTCCCATTGTAAATAGAAATCCTTGCACTGGAGTTTCATCGGCTCTATCAACTATCACCCTCCAACTACTACCCGATTGTAAGACATTCCCTCTTCCAAGTGGTGCGATAATATCTAAGACTTTACGAACTGTTTGAATTGAATCTATGTAAATGTTGCATGAGTAATTTTTATCATTACAATGTTGTTCCCAGTCGCTAAATGAATCTAATGCGTTTTGATTTAAAGTCACACCTGTTTTTTCTAATACATCCTTACATGCTGTTGATGGATTATTAAATGAGTTACTTGCTATTACTGATACAGTTGGAATTGTTCCACTTAGTTGGTCTGTTGCTAATATTCTTAATGCTAATAATGAAGTGTTTGGATAAGTAAAAGCATCTTCTATCTCTTCTTGTAAGTAGTCGAGAATAAAAGTATCTCCGTGAGGGTCGCCACTATCATAAACACTTGAATGATGCTTCGCTCTTATTTGATATTTAAATGCTGGTAAATTTTGAACAGCGTAAGTGAATCTCTTTGGTGTTTGAGAGTTTCCACTTAACTCGACCTCTGATGTAATATATGAATAATCTTCTCTCTCTTCATATACAATAGAAGCAAATACACTTTCATCACTTTTAACTGCGACACTATTTAAAGGTAGCGATGTTGATGTTTCTACATAGTCTCCATAATCCCCACGACACCCTAAATTTAAAGCTTCATCATATGTGCTATATTTATAGAAATAATATGTTGTTTCGTATTCGCCATCAACTAGGTTTTTTTCTGAATCACCCCTAGCCCAATATCCTAAAACATTATAATCAGATACTAGCCCCCCTGATATTGGTATCCATTGGTCATTGTTAGATAAATATTCAACTGATACAATAGCTGTTAATGTTCTAGTTTTACCATTTTCGTTAATTCGCCATAAACCACTTGGAACATTTAAAGATACAGTTAATCCAGTTACATTATTACCAACCGTTTCAGAGTAAACATAATCACCACCTTTTTCCATAGTTTTATTAACGCTTTTATCTGAACGAGTCGAACTAAATATCCCTATTGGTGTTTGGTCTATTTCACCTCTACGACTATAAACAACAGCATCTTTATAATTAGAAATTGTTTCGCCATTGATAAAAACTGAATCATGGTTTATCTCTGCATATCCATCTGAAACGGCATATAAAAGATTGATATATTGGTCTGTATCTATTGACTCTATATATTTACCTACGAGTGGTGGTGTTACTCTGTGAGTACCGTATAAAACGGGTACTGCTCCACCTTGTGTTGCTGTATTTCGCTTTGAATCCCATGAGTAAGTTGGTGAAGCATTAAGCCCTGCCATGCTACCTAAATCTGGAACTTTTGGTGCAAATAATGCGTTCATTAAAAGAGAACCACCAACCGTTGTAATTGCACCAACTAAAGCAAGAGTACCAAAACCCCATGCTGCCATTGATGATATTCCTAGTGCTGTTACTACTGTTGCACCAGTTGCAGCAAGTGAAGTCATTACGGCTGTAAATGCAGTAGCAATACCCGTAAAAGCAGGAGTAAAACTAATAGCAACTATATCATCCTCTTCTATAAAAAAGTTATCTGTTGTTATTACACCATTTCTTGATACTACTACATGATAATGTTCTTTAGATATTTCAATATTATCAATAGCATCATTTATGTATCCACTCTCAACAACTTTTTTGCTTACATTTTCGGGATTAAAAGCGTTTGAATATGTGACTAATGTTGCCATCTGTGATAACCTTTTATGAAATATTTATAACTTTTTACTGATGTAATATGAGTTCCCATTTTACCTTTAGTGTGTAGCATTTTACCATTCCCTAAATAGATTCCAAAGTGCTGTACTATGTCTGGCATTTTTGTATCATCTGCAATGGCTATTACATCATGCAACTGAGGTTCACTTACACTCTTCCAATCTTTAGCAATTTCACGAATATAACTATCGAATATCCCTTTAGAGTCAAATTCTGTTTGTTTAGGGTCTGGAACATCTATGCTTAATTGATGTTTGTAATACAATCTTACAATCCCGTAACAATCACATCCATTGAATGTTGCTTCATCTCTAACAAAAGGGATTCCTATATATCTCTCGATATTTACTTTTTTATTAATTAACAAGCGTTATCCCCGAGCCCGAAGCAGATATAAATCCACCAAAACGATGAGAGTTTCCATAAGTCCTACAATTTACTAAAGTTTTATCACAAAATTCAGCATCACCGTTATATTTACAAATTAATCCTTTGAATTTAAATCCACAAAAGTTCTTTAATATTTTACGAGTTGGAAAATTATGATTGTATGGACTTTTTGCACTTAATTTAAAAGTCGCAAACCGTGCATCTGTTGAGGGTTGAGATAAAACACTTTCATATTCTGTTATTGGTTCGGTATTTTCTAACTCTTTACTATTCACTAATCGAATAGTACAAGTGATTTCATTCCCCTCTATACCATTTAGTTTTAAGTATCTATCATACTCTTGTAAATGTCGCTCCATAACTCTATTGACATTTGATATTCTCATTGTCCACTGTGGAACTGAGGCTGTTGAAGACTCACTTAAATCTTCAAAATCAAAAGGGAACATTAAATATTCGTTACCATTCCATGTGATATTTTCTGTATTGTTTACGATATAAACTGAGGCTTGATTTGGCATACTGATTTCTAAAAGGTGCAAAAATACTGCATCTGTAGAGAGATTATTTATATCAGCTGTAGTTTGAGTGCTTAATACCATTTAAACCTCTTCTAGTATCATATCTGTGTCGATATGAACACCTTTATAGTTTTTACCTAACTCTGATTGATTAAAAATACAATTATAAGAAATGCTTGTAACGGGATGAACGAATATAAAAGCTATGCCTTGATTTGCTTCAAAAAAAGCATCTAAAGTATTAAACTCATCTGATGTGATAGTGTTGTATTTAAGATTGAATTTCATTCTAGCTTTAGTGGTTACTCTTCTTACTTTAGTATAATTCCCCTCGCTTTCACTTTTTACAATAGGGATTATCTTTGTATCTTTTGAGCCGATTCTAGGGGTAGGTGTTGTTGGGTAAGTATTCATTATCCATTTCCTATCATGTTTCTAGCGTTGTATTTATTTGAACTAACGCTGTTTAAAACTATGTGCATAACCATTGATTCCATATCAAACTGAGCATCGCTACTTGAAACTTCTAAGTTTTCTCCACTCTCATTTGTAATGTTTACTGATACATTTTTGATTGAATTGTTATTTTCTCCAACCATTTTAACCCCTAAATCGCCATCACTTGTACGAGTTAAAGGCATAATAGCTTCACTTCCAGCTTCTCCGAAAACTCCTACATTATTACCAGGTGTTCCCCCCGATGCAAACATAAATGGTGTAGGCTGAGAAACAACTGTATTAGAATAAGCACTTAATGATGGGCTACTTATCGCTCCACCTTGAGCGAAAAAAGATGAAGTTATCGCTCCAACAATTCCACTCCCTGCACTTGTAGATGACGCAGCTTGACCGATAACATAATTCTTCAATAAAGCTTGATAAATAGACTGAGCCATATCTAAGCCGAGTGCTTTTAGATCCCCGAACTTCTCACTTGTAGCATCTGCGAATTGCATGAAACTATTTTCCATTGATTGTCCGACCGTTTCCATAGTTCGTCCGTATGCTGAATAACCCTCGACTAACTTTTCAGTATGTTCATCTGCTAATCTTGAAAGTTCTTCTGCATCGGCTTTAGCTAATGTTCCCATTTGAACTCTTAACTGATATTCATCTTTTATTCGTTGAAGAGATAGATTTGCCATTGCTACGGCTCTATCATCTGTATCTTTTAATAAGTTTGCTTGTGCTGTTTGAAATTCGTAGTCAAGTTCTTGTTGTTTTCTTTTTTCTTCTATTGCTGCTGTATCTATTTGTGTTATTGGTGCTTCTTGCATTAATGCTTCATAATATTTATCAAGTGAGATTGTAGCATCGTCTGTACTTTTTGACATCTCTATCATTTTTCTAGTGACATCTGCCATAAAAATTTCATACTCTGTACCGACTATTGAATCATAAGTTAATTGAAGTCGTGCATTTAATTTAGCTTGTTTTTCTGCAGCTTCTATTTGTTTTTTTGTTAATTTTGTTTGTTTAGCTATTTCTTCATTTAATTTCTTTTGAATTTCTACGCTTTTACTTACTTCTACTGAATTTGTTGCTAATTCTAAAGTTGATTGTTCTATTGATTTTTGAAGTTCTATTATTCTATTTGTTGATTCTATTACTCTTTTATTTAAATCGTCTGAATCAAGTCTAAGTTCTGGAAAATCAACTGTTCCCACTGCTCCAAAATCAATATCTAAAGCATCACCCCACCACTTAGAAGTAGTATTTATTTCATTAGAGATGAAATTTATAGCATCTTCTGTTAATTGCATAACATTACTTAATGATGTATTTATTCCATCTTCAAAGTCTAAATACATTTGACTAAAATGTAATCTACTTGTTTGGAATACTAACTCTAATCCATTAGCACTCATTGTTGCAGTTGCTATTATATCTTCAACTGTATCAACTATACTATCTCTATTTTCATCTATGTATTTACTAATATCTCTGATTGAAGATGATAGTGATTGACTTGCTTTTTGAGTCTCATCTATACGACCTACTAAGCCTAAAAACGAGTTATCCATAGTAGTAGTTGATTGTCCAACCGTCATAGCCATTTGACTAAATTCAGTATTTACAGATTTACCGCTTTTTAAAATAGCATTAACAACTTTTTCAGTAGTTAATAAGCCCTCTGCTGCAACTGCTCTTAATTCGCCTAATCCTATTCCTAAACCCTCTGCCATAGCCTGAGCTAATCTAGGTGTTTGTTCCATTACAGAGTTAAGCTCTTGACCTCTTAAAGCATCAGCTGCGAAACCCTGACCTAGTTGCACGAGTGCAGCATTAGCACTTTCAGCACTAGAACCTGAAATAATAAGTGATTTTGAGATAGTATCTGTAACTTTTAGGAGTTCTTCTTGCGTGATTGTTGTATTTTTAACACTTCGCCCCATACGAGCGTATAAATCTGCTGTATCAGCATAACCTACTCTTGCATTTTGAGAGATTTTAAAAAGTTCTTTTTCAACTTTTATGAGGTCTTGATTTGACTTAGTAACAAGTTTAATTTTTGAGTTAATTTGAGTCATCTCATCGGCATATTTTATAAGCCTTTGAGCCGCCATAACTGCTGCGAAACCTGTCATTGCTACATTCATTAGTGATATTGAACTAGCAGTCATTTTAAAGCTTTTGTTTAGTTTATCTGTAGATCTCTCAGTAGTAGCACCTTTTCTAGCAAGTTTATCAAGTTCAATAGACGCTCTTTTTAAATCGCCTGAGTCAATACTTATCCTAAGTGCTGCGACATCTACCATGTTGGACCCCTTTTATTATCATTATTATATCTAAAATATGTTATAATACACTTCTAAGTTGAGGGTCTAATTAACCCTCGTTTCATTGAACTTAGAAAACTTAACTTAGGAACTTCAAATGGAAACACTTCAAATACCTCGTTTAAAAAAATGCTCAAAATGTAAAGAAATAAAACAGCTAAGATTCTTTGAATTTAGAAAAGATAATCAAAAATATAGAAGTTGGTGTAAAAAATGCGAATCAATAAGAAGTAAAAAATAGAGAGATTGTCAAGGTGATGTTTTATTAAAGAAAAAAAGAGATTTTAGGAAAAACAATCTTCAATTATTAAGAGATAGAGAGCGTGAATATCTACAGAAAAATAAAAAAGTAAGATATGAAAAAAATAAAGAATATAGAGAGATAAACAAGAAAAGCATATCAATTCAGAGAAGCTTATACTATTTTGAAAATAAAGAACTAATTAGAATAAAGACTAAAATACATAGAAAAACGGGTGCTTGCAAAATGAGTGATATTTCATCACATCACAAAAGAAAAGCATTAAAAATATCTACAGACGATGGTACAATTAATAAAAAGTCACTCGAGAGTTTACTTATTAAGCAAAATAACAAGTGCTATTATTGTGAATGTGTTTTAGTTGAAAAACACTTAGACCACTATATACCACTTTCAAAAGGTGGAGCTAATAGTATCTATAATGTAGTATGGAGCTGCCCATCTTGTAATCTCAAAAAAGGTGCTAAAGACCCTATAGAATTCGCAAACAATATAGGGAAACTTTTTTAGCTTATTTTTTCTTTTTAAACGATTTCACTCTATCCATCATTTCGTCTAATTTCTCAATAGATATTGTTGCACTACCAAATGGAATATCAGCATATTCATCTTTATCCATTAATTGATTAGTATATTCAACGCTTAATATTTTTAATGTTCTAAATTCCCACGACTTTAAATTTAAACACATCACATCTGCATAAGACTTAATCTCACTAAAACTTAATGAAGCCCTACCCATAACACCATTTATAGAGTATCCCATATCTTCTAAATAACTTAATAAATATTTACCGTGATTTAACGGTGGGAAGTGATGTTCTATTTGTGAATCGTATCTTGATTTTTTTTGATTATCGGGTATCGTTCTATAATATGCTAGTTGCCTCACATATAAAGTGAGGCTATCTGTTACTTTTTTAAGAAGTTTTCACGCTTTCCTATAAAAACATTTGCTTGGTCTACTAAAGATGGACTATTATCAAATAGGTATCTTGCATTTTCTGGATTGAAGTCTAGTAACATATCTTCATTCCAAATATTACCCCATCCAACTACACAAGAAGTCATAAGAGTATTCACACGCTCTGTCGTTTCTTTTGCTGTCTCTCTGTAATCGTCATCTTCGATTCTCGCTGAAACTAACTTAAATTGAAGTTCACCCTCGACTGAACGAAACTCATCTGAATCTTTACCAAGTAAAACTAGAAAAGGTTTATCCTCTTCAATGTCTGTTAGTGATTTTCCATTAGTGTTTAAGATTTCCATCTTTTCACCTTGATTTGCACTACCTATACCAATTTCTTCTAGTAAATTAATCATAATTAACCCTTGCATTAAATTAAGCCTAATGGCTTCAAACAACATACCATCAACAAGGAATGATATGCTGTTTGAAACCCTCTCGCTAGAGAGAGAATCAACTAAGTAGCAGCTACTTCAACAAAATCAGTATCAAATTCAACTTTAGAAGTTTGTTTTAACACATCACTCGAACCACCACCTGACTCTCTTGAACTTAAAATGATACCTGTTACATATTTAACACGACCATCTTGATAAGTAAAAGACATTGCATAGCTATCATCGCTTTCAGCAGCAGCCTCTAAAAGGACTTGACCACCATCTACTTTTTTAAGTGCGTAAACAAAGTCACCACCACCATTATCGTAACCACCTTTTGCTTTTGATGTTTTTCTAGTTCCTAGTTCATCAAAAGTAACTAATACAAACTCTTTACCCGTATCTGGAATTGATTCAACTAAACCAATATCCGTAAAAGTTAAAGCTGCAAAACCTACAGCATCATGAGTTGCTGGAAGTGTTTCACTCATTCCTACTACTGTTCCTGCTAATGTTTGAAATTCTGCCATTATTTCTCCCTTATTTTAAACGATATTGTAAGCTTCATATACAATACTTACAGCCACTAACAATCTATCATCTAAGATGCCTAAATTCTTCATAGTTGGTGACTTTTGTACTCTTATTTGAATATCGTTTTTATTAATAATCGTACTTCTTTTAAAATGCTCGATTATTCTAAGTGCTTCTGATTCTGCACCACCACTACCTTGACCCGTGGGAAATCTCAAAGTAACTTGAAATATCCCATTAAATCTTTTTTTTTCATCATAAGCTATATTTAAATCATCCGTTTCTGCTCTTAGAACATAACATGATTGATAAGCCACATCATTTTGAGGAGTAAAAGAAACACTTTCATATTCGGTTTTTAAAACATTTGTAAGTGTTGCTAAATGACTTTCAAGACCACTTCTGATATTATCCATTATTTAACACTCCTTGCATTTTTATCTACCCACTTTTGAAAGCGATTAATATTAAGTCGTACCATGCCACTAGGTGATTTAGCACTCCATCCGTCATACTCTATTCTTTCAGCGTATGGCATATTATTAGTGATTGAAATCATTTTGCCTAATTTAAACTCATTTGTATCGCTTATCATATTTGATATGACTTCATCGCTTTTGCTAGTTCTATCACTAACACCAGATGCAAATCCTTCAACTGCTACAAACCATGAGTTTCTAAGTCTTCCACTTAAAACGGGTGTATCTTTAATAATCGCTGTTGATAAATCAATGAAAGTCTTTTTAACTACTTTCTCTAGTTTATTCTCTGTTAAGTGAGTAAACTTGGATAAATCAAGAGCGAAGCTACCTTTTGACATTAACTAATCACACAAACTAATCTATGCAACGCAACCAACTCACCTGAATAGATAGGTAAATCACTCTTAATTTGATAAGTCTTATCGCTAAATATTATATCGTGTCCAGCTTGTGGTATGATACCTAACTCTTTAGCACTTACAAGTATTAATGTATCACTTGCTAAAACTAAACCACTTGATATTTCACCGTCACTAGCTTTGTCGATATAAACCGTGATAGGATATAAGTTTATTGTTGGTGGTGGAGTAGAACCCGTATCGGGATCATATACTCCTGCAATTTCTTCTCTGAACTGAGCAACTTTACCAAACTTTTTTAATAGTTTTTCTGTTGTCGCTCTTGCTTTAGAATCTAATGCACCACTCATTTTAAACCCTTACCACACTATGAGATACACTACTTGAATTTTCCAAGTAAGGCATTAATAATTGATAAACAAAAGAATACTGAGTTAGTTGGTCTGAGTATTCAGCATATTTAACTTTAATACTACTAACCTGCTCTTCTAATACTCTCTGTTCAACATCAATCAACAGCTCACCACTTATTGATTTAAGAGCAAGTTCACAAACTGCATTTTGAAGTGCAACGGGATAAATAGTTTCTCCATCTAATAAACGAGGCATAGTTAAAGCCTGAGTATCATTTAGTGTTGTACCTACCCATTTTTGACCATAAACTGCTTCGATATAATTCATAGCTTTATATACATAAGCTTCTTTAACTGCATTATCTGTTAATTCAATCCACGCAGTGTTGAGAAGTTTAGTATGATAAGTATCTACGAACGCAATATCAGCATAAGTGTCTGAGTTTGTAAGTCCTGAGCCGTCTTCAATAAGCATCTATTAATCCTCTAAAAGAGTTTCTTTAGGTTTTTTTGGAGTAGCTTTTTTTGGAACTACTTTTTTAACCTCTTTTTTAACTACATCAACATGAGGGCAATTTTTCATGCCTTGCTTGGTCTCATGGAAGCGATTGCATTTCAGACATAAAAATTGACTCATGTTTTAGTCCTAACGGTGGATTTGACGAATATAACCGTCCACTGCACCAACCACTAAAGTGTCATCAGTTGTGATTACTGCTTTTTGAAACATGGGGTCTGATGGTTTAACAATATATCTAGCTAATTCAGTACCAGCTGTTACAGTTGTTTCTCCACTTGCAGTTACAGAATAAAGATTAACTAAATCAGTATAAGAACCGTCAATAGTTGTAGCACCTTGCAATTTTAAAGATACTACTTTAGTATCAGTAATCACGATGTCTGTTTTAGCGATAAAAACTAATTCTAAAGCACCTTGAGCACCACCAACTTGTTTTGCTGTACTATCTGTTGAAGTGTTAGCTGGAACAGTTACACCATCATATAACCAGTCTTGGGCTGATTTTATCTCTTCTGAAAATTTATTAATAGCCATAATGACTCCTTAATTATTTGCAGTAGCGATTAAGCTACTGTTACTTTTGCTTCAAGAGCATTTAAGAAATTGTAAGATGTAACAATCGGAGTACCATTCCAGTAACCAATTACTCTATCAACATTTCTATCACCTACACTCATTTGTAAACGACTTGATTTATAGTTATAAAGTTCTGTTAAAACTCTAGGGTGCATATAAATAACCGTTGAGTTATTCCCTCTACAATCAAGTAAAAGTTTATCCATCGCTCTTTCAGTTGGAGGCTTTGGAGTATCATCATCTAAATCAATATTTACGATACCACTTACTAATTTGTGATTGTTAAGCTGAATACCAAGAGTTGATTTGATACGAGTACCATAACCAAGGATAGTTTTACTTCCTATTGTTTTCTCGTATAAAGCACCACCATTGATTGCTTGAATGTCAAAAACTTTACCGTTACCGTATGACTCTGGATCATATAAACCAGTGATTTCTCCACGCTTCCAAGTTACTGCAATAATAGAATAATTCACGGCACCCGTACCACCAGCATCTTCTACATTGTCATTATCAATAGCAAAAGCACGAATGTTATTATAAAGAATTGCTTTTTCTACATCTTCACCCGTTTTACTAAGAATAGTAGGCATTTTGTTTGAGAAATAACTAGCTGCTCCACCTAATTTTTTAGCTTTATCTTCACCAACAAACATCGTACCACCAAGGATAGATAAATCTGTTTGTAATAGTTCGCTAGTTGTAGCGATTTCTGGAAGTTCATCATCAATATCAATCATACCAGCACCAGTTACATCACTTAGTTTTTCAAATACATTACTAAATCCGTGAGTAGATGGTTGCATCGGCATCATTGCTAATATCGGAGCTTCCTCTAAAAGTGTATCAACCATTCCCGGCTGTTTACCTGAGTTCGCAATAGCTAACTCTCTAAATAAATCTGTTACTGCCATTATTTATTCCTTATTAATTAAAGCCTAAATCCGTGAAGATTTGCTTTGTGTCTTTAGGTGTATCATCTTGACCACCACTATTGTTGTTTCCACCACCAGAACCCGAACCTGAGTTGTTAGGGGCAACTATGAACGATTTTCCATCTGCACCACCCCACTCTGTTAGAAATTCAGATAAAGGCTTGTCACCAACAACTGCTTTGTTATCAGTTATTGATACTTGTCCTCTAAGGAGTGCTTTTGTGGCATCCATAAACTGAGGCATAACACCCAACTTTGAAAGATTATCACTTAACCCTCCGTCAATTATTAATGACTCTAAACTACCATTAAGCTCTTTATTTAATCCAGTAAATCTCTCTACATCTTTACCACTAAGTTTTAAATCTCTCTCTAGCTTAACCTTATCGGCTTCTAGTGCTGTGATTTTATCCTCAGCTTGAAATAGTTTCTCTACTGAACTATCAGACTTTCTATCTTCACTTCTAAAATCTCTAACCTCATTTGTAAGCTTTTTGTTATTCTTACTTAATGCGTCATTCCCTTTAGTTAGTTCGTCAATCTCTGTCGATTGTTCGTCAATCTTTGCTAATGCTTCATCTAATGTCATATGCCATCCTCGCTGGATTATATTTTAAACAACTCTCTGATGTTTAATTGTTGTAATTATATCATAATCTTGTATAAATATTAATCAGTATTATTTATGGTGTGTTGTATAAAAAATAGGCAGGGGGTTGGTTAGTAATTAAACAAACTATTACTATCAACCCCTAATTTTTTGAGTTCTTTAATTTTTTTATCTGAGTAAAAGTCTGTTGGTAATTTTGCATTTTTAGAAGAGTTACAACTTCTACACAATAGAACAGTATTAGATAAAGTTAATCTTCCCCCTCTACTGAATGGTACATTGTGGTCTATTGTTAAATTATCAGTTCCATTACAGTTAAAGCACTTATTGTTAAATTTTTTAAATACTTCTTTTTTGTCTCTTGCACCAAAATTCTCTTTAATATCTGTTTTTCTTATTCTACCATTGTAACTTGCTCCGTTTACATAGTTTGGATGATTAGTACCACTAAATGCTTTAGATATTTTTTCTTTTCGTGATTCATCTGTCCTATAAAATTCGTGATGGCATTTTTGCGAACATACTTTTCTAAAAGGTCTAACAATAGTAAACCCTTTTTTATTGTTAGATTTTCTATATTGAAACGCACAAAACAAAGTTTTACAAACTGCACAAATTAATACTTTATCTCTATTACTTCTACATTCATCAGAACAATATATTTTTTTATATTTAAACTTATGTGATTCTCTAGTAACATCTTTGCCACAAATATCACATTTTTTTGTAAGATACTCTATCTTACTCCCATCTTTTTTTAATCCTTTTGAGTGATGTTCTAAATAACATTTTCTATCACAAAAAACATTTTTACTTTCAGTTCCATCCCTATTTTTACTCTTGGTTCTGGTTACATCTTTGTTACAATTTGCACATGGCTGAGACTTTATTTTTTTTGATGCTTTTGTTTGACAATCTTTGCCACAAAACTTTTGATTAATATGCTTTGATTTATATTCAATACTACAATACTCGCATATTTTTAATGGGGAATTTTCAGACTTCTTTTTATATTTGTTTTTATATTGACATTTTTTTGAACAATATAATGCTCTTCCACTCTTTGTTTCAAATTTATCATTACAAACTAAACAGTTTTTTATAATCTTTGGAGAATTTTCCATCTGTAGTTCCTAGTTCAATTTCTAGTTTTAATGAAGCGAGGGGTAATTAATCCCTCAAACTAGGAGTGTATTATAACATCATTTATCCATATTTCTCTTTAAGCATTTGAACAGATAGTTCACTTCCACTCTGATTTACAAGGTCACTAAAAGTTATTTTTTTATCTTTATACATTTTATATCTACTTATTCCTAAGTATTTTTCTTGAAATGTTTTTGGCTTTGACTCAAACCATTTTGAAAATGAAATACTACTTGATATTTGACCATTTATGCTAGACCTTGTACCCTCACTAATTTCTTCAATATCTCCAAGACCTAACTCTTCCCAAGATTTTAAAACTGGAACTAGAACACTTCTACATTGAAAATGTAAAGGTGGAACTCTATATCTATACTTTTTTCCAAGTGAATTTAACCCTACTCCATTTAAATCCCACATTGCTGAATCTCTTGTAGCACATATAAAAGATACTTTTGAGTCCATTGTACTTAGATGTTGTATTCCCTTTATCACATCGTCATTCGCATCATATACAGATTGTCTAGCCTGATTTGATACAGTTGCAACACTCGTTCTTGCTATCGTTCTCGCATGGTTCATTCCCTTGTTTAAAACTCCATCAACTCTTTTAGCTAACTCGTAATTATTCTCTCCGATTGAAGCACCAAGTTTTATAGCTCTCTCTAAATCTGTTTGCATTGATTTATCTAATGAAGTGAACCATGATTTTATAGTAGCTCCCTCGATTAAAGAAGTTTTAGCAATGTTTACTAAAGTGCTATCTTTTACTACTTTTGAGAAAATATCAGCACCGATAACAGCATTAGTTGAAGCCATTACATAACCAGCCTCAGTCTTTGCAAGTTCGCCTAAATCTTCATATTGACTTGATAAATCTACATCAACACGGCTTTTTAATTCTTTTACTGTTGCATTTGCATTTCTAAGATTAATAGGGTCGGCTGTTTTTATAGCTAAATCAACATCATCAAGTATCTCTTTGTATATTAAAGCTACTTCATTTGATAATCCATTGCTTACTTTTTGTAGGACTAAAGAGCGTGTAATAGCAATATCTGCCATTGTATCAGCAATATTAGCCACTACCCTAGTCCATCAATCTTAGCTTTAGCCTCTCCAAGTATCATAGCAACTTTTGAGGCATATTCTAAATCTTCTTGTGAAGCCATTGATATAAACTGTTCTATTTTTATGTTACTACCCATAACCTCTTGATATTCAATTAAAATGTTTTCAATATCTCTATATATTTTTATAGTACCACTTGCTAATTTCTCGCCTGTTGCACCGATTATCTTAGTTTCTTGAAATGTTTGGTTTAGTGTTTCTAATTTCATTTGTTTATCCTATAAAAAAGCTGCATTTATCACATCACTTTTACTTGATGATTCCATTAGTTTATCATGCTGTTCTTGTGTTAATACTCCACTATCTACAACTGCGATATATTCAACATTTGCATAATTAGAGTTGCTTGTTTCATTCCCTGCTATATCAATCGCACGAACTCCGATATAGTAAGTGGTTAAATCTTGTAACGGCTCTGCTGTATCACTACTTATTGATAAAAAGTGTCCTTGACTTGCTGTAAGTAAATTTGAAGAACTAAAAATATCTGTATCAAATTTTGATATGTAAATGTTGTATCTCACTTCGTTTTTATCTGATGCACTTCCCCAAGTTATGTTAATAAGTGAGCCGTTTTGATAAGCGTTTATTATACCTGTTGTTGTATCCCATGTTGGAGCGTATGTGTCTTCTATTCCTATTGTATTATCAATAAGTCCTGCTGAGTTGTTTGGTCTAATTGATACATTATTTACATTTGTAACATCAGCAATATTATTATTTGAGCCTAAGAAGTTTACGGCATAAGGAGTTCCAACATCTTCAAAAGTAACAGTATATCCATTTATTATTTCTATTGTTCTAGCATAAGGAATACCACCAAGAACAACAACAGTATTATGACTAATAACATCGGGATTAACCATACCCTCTGCATTATCCATAATATCGTTTATATCTTTTTTAAATTGATGCGTATCAAGATTGTAAATAGCACCCGATACTAAATCTAAATATGATTGCGGAACTGTTATTATCCTAGTAATCCAATCAATACTTAATGCCATTATTATCCTTTAAGTTTTAGTGACCACCTCGAAAGGTAGTCTAAAAAGTTAAATATCTGCTGATAAAACCGCTGATGTTGAACTACCTAATGAAAGTGTAGTTTGAAATGTTTTTACTGGAGTTCCATTAACTGTTCCACCATCACGAACACGAACATATAAAGTTCTTGCTGAGTGAAATACTGCTGTAAAAGTCGTTGAAGTACCACTAACCAACTCATCAGTATAAGCAATAAAAGAGTTATTTCCTGCTGTTGCTGCTGGAGTTCCCGTACAACCTAAGAATGTCATAGTAGAAGCTTCAACTGTATAAGATGTATAAGAAACGATATGAGAGACACCTGCATCATCATATAGTCTAAATTGACCTGTTGCTGGAGTATCTTTTGCTGATTGAGTTGCAGTACCAAGAGTTTCAATATTAGAAGTTAATATAACCGTACCAGCATCAGCTATTACAGTTGTATCTAGTGCAAATTGGTCAATCATTAATCCGCTGTTATCTGGAGCAACTAAAACACGAGACTCACCATCATCTAAACCAGTAACAGAAGTTTGTCTATAATCGGGAGGTTGAACAGAAGCATTTGTAAGATCAACAACTTTATCACTTGCTCCTAAATCTGTTTTAAGCACACCAAAACCATAAGCACCATTTAAAGCTGTACCCGTAGAAGAACCAGCAACGATAAATGATATAGGTCTTTCTTGAATAGTTACTGCCATTGTAACGGTTGCACCCGATGTACCACCAGCTATAACTTCATCATTATTTGGAATAACACCCGTTAAGATTTGCATCCATAACTTAGAAGCTGTTGTTGCACTATCTACTGCTAACATTTGTCCAGTACCACCAGTCCAACTAATAGGCTCTGGGTCTCCATTTGGATTTGTTGCAGTACCAAAAGCACCAGTTGCACCATCTACATCAATCTCATGTGTAATACCTCTAAAGATTTTACCATCTAAGCCATATAAAGTATCTGTTGAATCATAAGCTGTAATTGCTTTGATTTTCTCTACAAATGTATTGATGTCATTTGCACCACGAGTCCACTTAGAATAGTAATCTTCATCTGTACCATCAATATCAACATCATAAGAGTTAAAACCCTCTACATTTGTAACATCAGCAAGTGCATCAATAGTAACACGAGAAGTTGTGTTATTTCCATCAAGTACATTATCAAGTGCTAGTGTATTATTTCCACGACCTGTACCATTAACTTTAAACTCTTTAAATGTTTTTAAATACTCTCTAGTCATACCAATAAGTCTACGACCATCAACATCACCACCTGAACCTACAAAGTCATGTACTAAAACAATAAAACGATGCGAGATACCATTTGTTACATCAGCATTTAATCCACTTGTACCAGCACCAAAAACTGTATTGTTCCAAAAGTCATCCGCTATGTAGGCACCACTTTGTAATAGTTGGATATTAACACCAGCATTTCCGTAGTTTACAAAACCATCATAAATCTTTCTATCAACACCCTCAACACCTTGAATAATTGAACCATCATAGATATGCTGTGAAGCTGTATCATCAATGTTGTAATCTCCAAGTAATTGAACGATATTATCAATACCTAGTCTATCTGATGGAGTGCTAGAAGTAATATCTACTAAATCATCACCAATTGCACTTGCATCATCTGCTTTATCTTGCAAATATCTGTGAAGTTCGATAGTTGTAACATATCCTGCTCCATCAGCTTCATGAACTGCTCCGATATACCTAATATCACCGTTTAGGTCTACCGACCAATCATTTTCAACTAAAGCCATTGTAATTCCTTATGTTAAATTATAATTGTAATTATAGCATAATTAAGTAGTGCTTCCATTCCCTCTATTTGTAGCTAAAAATATGTTTAATTTCTGTTGCATTTGTTGAAGTTGTTGCTGTAAAATCGTGTTTGTTGTAGTTAATCCACCGACTACATCTTCAAGTTTTTTAATCTTTGATTGTAATATTTGTTGGTTTTGGTGGATACCCTCGATATTCTTTTTATTAATTATTTCTTGTGACATTATTCATCCAGTATTAGATATAAAGTAAGTGATAATCCATTAGCACTATCAATAGTTTCTCCGATAGGCTCTGTTTTATAAAATGGTGTTACAGTTGATTTTCTAGCACGACCTAGAACGGGTTGATTTGATGATAGTGACCTTGTATCACTAACTTGACCGTTTACATCTGTAAGTAGTTTATTGATGATTACAGTACCCTCTGTAAGTCCACCACCTGCATCTGCCCAAACATATACCATAGCATTTTGAATAATTGCTTTTGTGAGCTTATCTCTTACTGTGATAGTAGTGGTTACTTGACCAGCTACAACATTAACTGTTGCACCTGCACTTCTTATTGATGGTATCCCAGCACCAGTTGCTACTGATATTGTAACTTCTCCTGATGTAGCACTTATATAAATAGCTTCATTGCCAGTTGATGTTGGAGTGATAGGACTTCCAGTTGAACCACTATCGAAGTTTGATAACAGACAATTCCAGTCCATTGTACCATCGCCAACCGTTGTTAATTCTACTCCATGATTAGAACCTGAACTATTTATCGAACTTGTGGATATGTGTGCTAAATCAGCAACTATCATACTTGTAACACCCGAAACACCATTGATTATATTATTGTTTGCAAAGTCTGATGATGCTGTTAATGTGAGAGAATTTGAACCATCAAAAGTACATTTATTATAAGGCTCTGCTCCTAAAGTTCTTGCATCGTATAAAGAAATAACAACCCCTGAATACTCATCATTAGCTGTTGAACTCATAGTGCTTAAATATTTTATATACCCACCTGATTTTGTGAAGCCTGTAGCTGATGAAGTGTCTATGCTTACTTTATTTGAATCGTTACCAGCTAGACCGATATTAGTATCAGTCATACTTGCTGTATTTCCACCCGTTGCATTTACTGTTATTACATTTGCTGTGGTGGGATAACTTGTAACCCATGCTGAACCACTATAGTGCTCTGATTTTTCATACTCAACATTAGATCCATCTGAGGATACCGTTGTGTTTGCAGTGTCGCTATGTATTGTTAAACTACCAAGAGAGAAATAAGTTTGTCCTCTTGATTGAAACATACCAGCAGCACGATTTGCATAGTCTTCAGCCCACAAAACTATATCATCATACATAGTTGTAGAAGTACCCTCGACTTTTAAACCTTTAGCACTTATGATTTGTGATATAAAGAATGACTCAGCTCGAACTGATACATCTGTATCCATCCAAACACCTATCGTATCAATTGCACTTAAATCAGCACCACCGTTGATTGTTGGAGTTGTTGTCGGATCTATACAGAAAACCCTCCATCTTCCATCCCATTTATTAGAGTCTGATTTACTTGCAACTGTGTACTCATTAAAAGAACCTGTACCATCGCCTATACAGATATTATATGGAGTGTTTGCGATAGTTTTTAATGGAGTTGGCGAGAGAGTCATAACCCAAATATAGATAAATTCGCCCTCTTGAGCACCTCCACCACTATAATCTAAAGGAGTTATCCCATCTATGTAAGTGTAACCACTTTTTGAGGCATATTTTGAACCGATTGAAGCGACTCCATACTTTGAAGCATCTGGACTTAGTGAGTATGAACCACCACCAAGTTCTTTCCAGTCTCCAGTTCCTGAGCCTCCAGTATCATTAGTAAGTGAGTCGGCATTTGCTACAACACCGTAACCGTCATAAGTAATTGTTAATGCCATTGATTACCTCTTTATTTGTGTAATTATAGCATAATTAAGCTACAGAAATATTAGTAATATTCCCATCTAAATAGCTTATTGTTTTAATTATTGATTGATTAGAGATATTATTTGTGATTGTTACTGTTTCAATGTTTCCATCACTATAAAGTATTTCTTTAGTGAAGAGTTTGGTTGTTTTGGTATCGTTTATATATACATTAATTTGAGTTATATTTCCATCAACATAAATTAATTCAGAGTATGAAGTTTTGTAAGTGCTATTAAACATATGCAATAATTCATCGGATGATACATGAGAGTCGTATTTTGAGGTGTCTATTGAACCGCCACCACCACCGACTAAAACCTTTTGTTTAGGGAGTTTGATTTTATCTTCTGTATCGTCTGAATATGTGATTATTAGATAGTCATTTTTAATTTCAGCTTTGACTATGCCTCGACCGTCTTCGCCATCGATTCCATCACGACCATCTTTACCTTTTACACTTTTACCATCATCACCTTTTAATCTATCAAAATTATCATCTATCCAAAGTGATAAAGCATTAGATATTTGTAAGTCTGTAACTTCCTTTGCATCTCTGCCATCACGACCTTTTGGAACTTGTATATTTTTGACTGCTTGTAATACTTCACTCTTTATTTTTTCCGTTTCTAAATTTCTTTGTTTGACTAACTTGTTTATTTCTGCTTTTAATAGTGCTTTTGCAACTACACTATCGTAGTCTTTACCATCTTTACCGTTTATTGCAATAGGTAGTTTTTTGATTTCTGTTTGAATTGTTTTATATATCTGAACATTTAAACTATCAATTCTTTCATGTAAAAGCTTTTTTTCTTTATCATAATCATTTTCAAAACTATTTATTTCACTCTTTGTTTCATCTACATCGCTCTCTAGGTCTTTTAGTGATTGATTAAGTACCGATATGGCTTCAATGAGTGATACAAGTAATTCTGAATCCATTAGATACCCATCTTCTCTCTAATTGATTGTAGGGTGCTTTTGTCGGTTGATTTGTTTGTAGCTTTAATCGGACTCTCTGTTAATGTAGGTGTAGCTGTTTGTATCTCGGTCTGCTGTTCATCAAAAGTCTTAGTCTCTTCTATAAGTTCACCATTTTTAAGATTAAAGAATAAGTCCTGAGAACTAATCGCACCACTAAGCCATGATGTAGTTAATGCTGTGATTGTTTGTGAGTCCATTATTGTTAAATGATAATCAGTATTTAGTTTATAAGTTACTTTATCGCCTGTACCTACCCACTCACTCATAATTATAAGAGCTTTTTGAATACCACGACTTGCTGTATCTGCTAAAGATATTAGTGAAGCATTTTGTCCACTTGTTCGCATAGCTACCGTGTTTTCAGACTCAGCTGCTCTTTTATCCATTTGTAGCATTGAACTACCTAATACTACCATTGACTCTTTAAGGTCTGCATTTTCTTCTCTGTACTGTGGTAAAGTTTTACCCTCTATTTCCATATATTCTGCGTGACCTTGTGGATTCGCAAAACCTTTTACATTCGTAGTACCTACTTTAAATGTACCCTCTACTTCTTTAGGTTGGACACCCCAAAGTATAGGAGTTGGTGCTGCGAAGTGTAAGGTATGTCTATAATCAACTTTAAGTGCAAATTGACTAACATTTACCTCTGATAAATCATATAGTGGGCTTTTTGCTGGTGTTAATGTAAGTGAAACTGGTGTGATTGATATAAAAGGGATTTCTGTTAAAGATTCTCCATTCATTTTAGGTAAAAAAGTTTGAGTAATTGTATATTCTCCACTCTTTTTTCCATCACTTTCGCCCTCTTCAAATATTCTAACCGTGTAAATTCCATCATCTAAAGTAAGAACTCTATATATATCCTCTTCTTTATTTGTGAACTCATCTACCCATTTGTCTTTTGATTCTTTTAAAACTACCATTGTTAAAACTTGACGATTGTTTATAGTCTCATATTTCCAGTTGATGATTGATTCAGTTGGATATGACTTAATGTATGGTCTTATGTTTAACTGTTCCACATCGGCAGCACTAAGCCCCTCCGTATCTACACTAGCCATATCCACAAGTAACCCAACTCTACCAACTGAAATAAGTTCATCTACTGTATCTTGAGCTAAATCCATTAAAGTTTTATCTGCTAAATCTATGTTATCAAAGAGAGTTTCTAATGTTGATGGTGCTTCGATTGTAGGTTTTTTACTAAAGATTAAGCCACTAAGTCCATCTAATGTTCTTGCTACAAAGTTCTCAAAAGGTGGTCTGTTTTTATAGTCTTCATATTCTTGAGTATCAAAGCTTGATAATGTTGGTACATATTTAACACCTTTTGATTTAACCTGCTCACTACCACTTATAGCATCTCTTACCATGCTCCATTGGTTTAGTTTTGCATCATAAAGTTTGTGAGTAGTGTTTACCATTTAGAACCTTTATAGTATTATTTATGTGTAATTATAGCATATTAAGATTTGTTTTTAAAGTGGAGGAAGATAAGAGAATCGAACTCTTTACTGTTTTACCAGCCAGTCCTTAGCAAGGACTTTATCTACCTTAGATGTATCTTCCATTTATCTATAAAGACTTAACTTTATAGAAGTGAGTTGTCTAGGTCTCCAGTTATTCCCCTACTTGGGAGACTCCACGGTACAAATTAATGTTTCGGATTTAAAATCCTCGTCAGCCGTGCTGTGGTGTAGGGCTAGATGCTTCAAATGTCAACAACTCTGTGAAGCCCACGGATTAACATTATAGCGAAATAAAAATAAAAGCAAGATAAATCACCCCTATTTTTAGGGATTTAAATGCTCTCTACCCCCGTAGTGGTAAGATTCTAAATACCACTCATTTTTATATCAAATGTTGATACAACAACTGGGTATAATCTACCAACAACATAGCCAAATGCGTCAGTAAAATCATCCTGAGCACCACCTTTATGGTTAGTAAACTTCTCTGGTTGTCCACGCTCGTCATATGCGTGTACTTGTAAACTCTCATTAGTCTTTTGAGCTGTTATCGGATTGACTAAAAGAGTATTTGACATAAGTTTTCTATTACAAGCATTGTACCTTGTAGCAGTTGCTCCATTTTCAGTAGGTACATTACAGTAATATCCAGCTTGTTTAAGCATATCAATATCAGTCACGGTTGAGTTAGTACTACGATTCCCACCACTAACATCGGGATATAAGATTAAATCGTGATTAAAGTATCTATTTTGAAGTTCTTGTATAATCATTTCAGTATCGTACACTACAAATTCATCTACAATATGTGCTATTCCTTTATTATCTTCTCCTAAAACGACACCAACACTTCCCCCAATATTAAAATCTAATCCTATATGTAAAGTAACAAAATCATCTACTGTTTTATCTGATATGTGTACCTTATAGTCATACCTATGATGGATTATATTATTGTTTAAAACACCCCACTCATTAAGTGCGTAGATTCTATATTGTTGATAATCGTATCGCTCCATATCTCTTAAAACTTCCCTATCCTCTTCGGGTAGTTTAGGATTATCTAAAAATGTAGTTTCAATAATATCTAAGTTTTTAGGTGGATTATCAAAGAACCTAGTCTTTAACCAATGAAGATGAGAAATAGGATTGAACGAAATATGTATCTGTTTGTAGTGTGGTAAATTCCCTCTAAGTCGTCTATCTAACTCATTAAAGTCCTTTTCATCAAGTTCACTAGCCTCTTCAATCCATACAGAGGTTATTTTTTCTATTGATTTAAGTTTCTCAGGATTATCAACTCCCATAAATAAGATACCGTTTTGAGTTGCTTTGTGTACTATCTTCATAGGGCTTTCAGTTATGTGAAACTTTGACTCAACACCCCACGAATAAATATAATCTTTGAATAGTTGAAATACTGAGGCTTTCATAGTGTCTTTTACTTTACGGATTACTAAGTACCTATGACCTTTTTGATATATGATTCTATAGAGTATCTTTTGTGCAACAAATCTACTCTTACCACTTCCAGCACCACCCTTATACACATCATACCGTGCTTCACTTCTAAATTTTTCTCTATAAACTGGCAATACTGTTTTGTTTAGTACATTTGACATATCAATATCAGGTTTATATACACTCATTAGAACTCAGGCTCTTTTGCTTCAACTACTACTGTGCTTTGCTGTGTATTATCTCTCTCGTATAATCCAAGATGTTTACTAAGCATATCAAGAGCTTTTAGTTTATCATTTGACTTAACCTCGACTACCTCAGCAAAGTTTTCGCCATCAAGTTTTTCTATTCGTGACTTAACGCTACTTAATGCCCTTGCTGTTTTATCATCTAATTTGTCTATCTCTTTCAGTGAACTTCCATCAAATATGTTTCTAATGTCAAAAAATGCAATATGTGCTAATTCTTCTAATACTCTATCAGCTGTAATATCTAGCTTTTCTGCTACTTTATCGGTCTTTTTGTTGAGAAACTTTTTAATGTTGGCATTTGTCAACATTCTACTTGCTTGACTTCTAGCATTACTTTCACTATACCCTGCCTTAAGTGCGGCTCTTGTAGCATTAAAGTCTATTAGGTACTCCATACAAAAGATATACTGTTTTGTTGTTAAGTCTTTACTTTTTGCCAACTATTGCCCCTTTAATGCTAAATGTTGGCATATTATAACATTTATCGACAAACTAACTCTTTTTATATCCTTGCATTAAACTTTATACCATTAAATACTAGTGACTGCTCAAGATACTTTATATAGTCTTTATCATTAAGCCATTTATCTTTTCTTAGGAAGTCTAAGTGTTCATCAAGTGTTAAATAATAGTCGTGTAGTTCTCTATTGCTTCCAATTTCTATTATTTTTAACATATTTTTAGCTGTTAAATCAAACCACTCTCCTGATAATCTCTTATTTTTAAAGGTCTTATGTAGTTCTGATTCTAAATTTATCGCATCCTTTACACTAAAGCTTGTAATTAAATCTATGTCGAATGGTATTTTTACTTCAAACCTTTTTAGTCTCTCTTTGATACTATTTGCTTTACCTATCTTATACTTAGTCGTGCCGTTATGTGTTCCTGATATTACATATACATAATTGAATTTATAAATCTCTGCAATAGCAAAAAACTTAACTGCCTCAATTACATATATATGCTTATCTGCTAACTCAAACATATTCTCTGCCCATCTATTAGACCAAAAGGCTACTCCACCCTCTCTTTTGTCTACTAGTTCATTGAACAGCTTATATTGTTTTACTATATCATAGAATACAACTTTTGTTAAGTCTGTTTTATTGTTTAGTCTGCAATGGTAAAATGGTTTTTTTAATTTGTGTGATTTCATAATGTGTCTCCTGAATAGACTGCAAGAGATTCAGGCTCTTGCATGGGGACATTGTATCATTTTATAGGTATATTCTTGCTTTATCCCATATCTCTTTAGCTATTGCCATTTACTCTCATCCTTTTGGTGTCTCTTGCTTATTGGTTAAATCTTGTTAGCTTTTTCATACCAAGAGTAACCACACTCTTTACATTTTAAATTTAATAAATCGTGTTTAGGATAATAATCCCATCCAAAGTCATATTCACTCTTATTAAAATGCTCTTCGGGTTTAGCTTTAGTTCCACACCAAGTTCCCTCTTTTATGAATTTCTTTTTTAATTCTTTACTTTCACAAACTTTACAATTTTCCATCTTATATCCTTTTTAAAATAACGAACCCTGAACTGCACTTAGTCTTTTTTGTATTATCTCATAGTAGTCTTTGTCTAGTTCGCTTCCTATGTAGTTTAAGGCTCTATTTGATTTCATTTAAGGCTCTCTCTAGTGTCGTAGTTGTAGGCTTTTACATAGATAACCCAAAGGCTTTCAAGTCCTTTGCTGTGTCTTTGTTTTAGTTGGTGCATTGCTTGTATTGTCTTGTTGAAATGCTTTGCTAGTATTTTGTGGTCTATGTTTATGTTAGTCATTTTTAAGTATCCATTCACAAGCTTTTATAATTGACTCAGGCTCGGTTTCTGCACCCTCATAAGGATATGGCTTAAAAGGTTCTTTTGTTATCCATATGTGCTCACTTTTGTAACTTGCAAGTTGAAACCCTTTTTTGTATGCCCATTCTTTACATCTATGTGCTAGTCTATAAACATCTATGTTGTTCTTTGAGACAAAATCGCAATTTGACTCATGCGCTTCATCTTTTGCTATTCCAAAACTTGCATTATATTTATAATTTACAGCTAAAGCATTATCCCATACTTCTATAATATCTAACTCTAAAACATCACTAAGCAATTCAACACTGATTAAATCTTCTTCATCCATTGCATTTTCCTTTGTTATTTTATTCATTTCAATTACATAGTCATCAAGCGAAATCCGTAGATTTATAGAAAAATCCACAAGGTCTTGACATGTTTTCATTAAATCTCAATCCCTCTAAGAGTTAAGATTTTAGCTAAATGTCCATCATCTTCAGAATTGTATGTGCTGTAAAGTTCAGCCACTTTATTTCTTGTAAGTTGTGTCTTGATTTTACTTAAATTCTCGCTGTAAGTCTTGATTGTGCTAGAGTTCATCTTTTATCCTTTTTATACCCTAATTATATCAACTTTTGTTTATATTGTCAAGCTTTGTTGATGTTTATTTGAAAGAATTGTTAAGTTTGTAGTTCCTTATAATTTTCATTGCTTTTGAACTCATCTAAAGACTCTCTCCATTCTTTACCATCTATCCTGCTCCAAAACATATTAGGCAGTACGAAATATTTTCCATAGCCCTCATCAATCAAATAACCGTGTTCTACGAGCTTTTTAATGTTTCTTGATATAGTTTCTCTATTTGAGTGTAACTTCTTTGCTATCTCTTGTTTTATTAGTCTAATTCTATATTTATTATCTGTGTTATCTCTAATTAGCATTAATAGATTTAAGCCAACTTTCGAACATAATAATAATTGTGATGTATCATAAGCTCCCATAACTCTACTGTATCTCCTTGGACCACTATATAATTTTTTATTTGGAGTCACTTCAACCTCTGAAAGTTGTCCTGTCTCTATGTTTATTACCATTAATTCGCTATAATTACCCAACAAGTTATTCCTTGCGGTCCTTGATGTTTCGAAGCTACAAGACCGTGATTTCTAAGTCACATTATAGCATAATCGAAGTCACATAGCAAATCGGCTTTAAACCCCGCTCCCAACAAACTAACAACGACTTTTAAGTTTACACCCCTCTATAATATAACAACTGCATCCCTTACTTGAAAAAAGAAAATACATTAAGTCTAGCAGTTATTCTTTAGCCGACTTATTATTTGTCCACTCTTTAGGAGCATCTAAAAATATAGGTTCTTTCTCTTCAAATATTGACAACACAAATTCCATTCCGTTATACATACCGTGCATATATGGGTCAAAATCGTAACTATCTTTTTGAACTTGAAGCATTTGATTTGCCTCTTCTAGCTTTTCTTTTAATTTTCTTTCCATTTGTTTTCCTTTTAATCTTATAGAGAAGAAACAAGTTCTTCCGCTCACTTCGTTACACGAGGGCAACGCTTCGCTTTATTCGCTATCGCTCATGGTACTCCAACTAATCGCACTTCCAAAACAAACAATAAAACTCTTCTGGTGGTAACGATTGACCAGCGTTTTCAAACTTAACTCTTAAATCCCTATATGTGCTACAAACTTTATCTTCTTGCTTTAATAATCTGCAATTGTTGCATCTATCTGGATCTTTATCTATTTCTGAAACCATAAAAGGTTCTATCTCTTCTATCACTTCAAACTTATCTGATTCTACGCTCTCTTTGTTGTATGTATTTGCTAACATTATTTTTCCTTTTTGTATTGATTGTATAATTTTTCAGCATTTTCCAACTGAACTTCAATAGGGTATGCCTCACGAAACATTTTAGGTGTCCCATGTGCTGATAAAATTGCACCGTTTCTATGGCATTCTTCACCACAAAGCATGATAATTTTTCTATCATCTTTTACATCTGTTGAGAATTGCTTTATATGATGGCATTCAAGCTTATTTTGTTTACCACACGCAAAGCAAAAAATATCACTTTGATTATGAAGCCAACTTAAGTATTTCGGCTCTTTTGGTGCTTTAGGTCTCAATCTGTTATGCTTGACTTTTTTATTTAACATGTTCATTATTTTCTCACATCATAACTAAATGTCTTTGATGTTGATTTTATAAACTCATGCCATTTTTCTAAATTTTTACTCATGTAAATATACTCCTATACTTATTACTATTATTGCTAAAATGAAAAAAGTTATTTCTAGGTTATCTTGTTTCATTTTGAGCCTTTACCCATTCTGTGGCTTTGATTATTGCTTCTAGTTCTGTACTTGCTTCAAAAGAATTAGTTTTAAAATCTATGTTTTGAACTGTTGCAATATATATATTTTCTCTTTTGCTAAAAATATCCCATCCACTAGAAATGCTCCACTTTTTTGCTTTACACCACTCTTTACAAAATATTCCCAATGTATCCAAATTTAAAATATCATTTCTTTTTGTGAAGTGGTCTAAAATCAAGAAATAATTAAAATGTAAGTCGTTACTAAAAGTATCTAATTCTACTACTTTAATTTTCAATATCTCACTTAACAACTCTTTACTAATTAAATTATTCATCACTTACTCCCTATCATATTAGCGATTTCCGTCATAAGATTGTCTTTTAATCGCTTAAACATATCTCTTAATTGATGGTTCTCTTTTTGTAATCTGGTTATCTGTTGTGACTGTTGGTACACTAGGTTTATTAGTTGCTTTTTTTTCATTTGTTGTCCTTTTTAATTAACATTATTAAATAGCCTCTGAGTGTCATTCCTAGTTTTCTAGCCTTATCTTTTGCAATCGCATGAATATCATCTTCTAATTGAACAATCTTCATTCCTTTTTGAGACTCATAAACTTTTAATCTTTTACCTGTTTTTATCTCAGCTCTTCTTATATTAAGTTTTGGATTAAATAAAAGTATATAAGCCTCTTCTGTTGAGTTTAAAAGATTTTTGCAACATTCAATACTGATATAATTAGTAAAATCTTTTCCATCTTTTTTATGAGCTTTTATTCTATTTTTAATATCAACTGATTGTCCAACATATACCACTTCATCATCTTGTTGTAATAAATAAACACCAATCATTTATACGCCTTTATCAAAAGTAAAATAGTATCTGATAGTGACTTACTCTCAGTATCTATTTTAATTTTTTGAAGTTCTTTATAAACATCTTTAAAGATTTTCATTGTAACTTTATCCATTTTTTTAAATCCTTTTAGTGTAGTAATTATACTACTTTTTTACTTAATCCATAATTATAATGGCATTTTTCAAACTCTATATTTTCTATCAATAGATTAGTTACTTTCAAGCTACTCATATTATATTGTCCGTTGTATTCTAAACCATCAAACCCATCTCCAAAACCTTTTAAATACTTATCATTGAAGTTATAATATTTCTTTAGTTCTGGCATTTTAAACATGAACGACCTAATCATTCTATTGATAGTTATTCCCACTGCATCACTTTTTAATATAGTGCTTTTATATGCTTTATCAGCTATTCTTACATGCTGTAACCATCTATCATAAGACTTGTTTCTAATTGGTGCTATCTTGGTTTTAATGCGTCTTAGTATGTGTTGAATATTTTTGTCTTTCATTTTCTCTTCATTACTAAACTCATCTAAAAAAGCCATCATCATAAACCCTACACATATTCTGTTATCTATTAACATTTATTTTCCTTACTAATCAAAGTAAATCCATTACTTGTTGTTTAATTTCACTATTGTAGTCGTAATCTTCATAACCTCTTTCAATGTCTTTTATTTTCTCAACTAAAACTGATATTTCATCAATTATTGGCTCTATGTCGGAATTAAAATTATCAAGCATACTTTCATCTTTATCTATTCCTCTGTAATAAGCGTTTAAACTCTCTTCAACTGCACATCTACTCATATTGTTGTCCTTTATTTGATATAGTAATTGTACTACTTATAGTATATATAATCAAGCTATTATTTTAATATTATTTAGTATGATTGATTAAGTGTTACTCATATACTCATCAATAATCTCAATAGTTTCTTTTAAATGTGTTGCAAAAGTCACGAAATAGCCCTCATCTCTTAACCGTTGATGATACTTAGCTTGTTTCTCTAAATGCTTATCTTTTTTTAGTGTTCTTCCATCTTTTAAGTAGGGTGAAGTTATTTTAAGTTCAATCATTAGTGCGTGATAATACTTATTAGCCTTGTAGAGAGTTAAATCTGGAAAACCCGACCCATTCTTCCCTTGTAACTTTTTATGCTTTGTGGCTTGTCCTATGGACATCTTGAAACCACTTGCAAAATCGAATCTATATATTACTTTTGGGTATCTTAATTGTAGATAGTCTGATACATCTTGACTTAGGTCGCTTTCAGAGTATTTTTTCATTATCTGTTAGCCTCATAGAATGCTTTTGCGAAACCTTGACTGCACATTGACCTTATATCTGCATCACATTTTATATGCTCTCTTGCAAACTCAAACTCTGGAATTAAATCTATTGCTGATTTATGAAGATACACAAGTGCAGGTTTTTTTCTTTTAGGTCTAATATAAAGTTCATCTATTTTTGGCACATCTTCCCATTTTGTAAATAATGGCTTAGGCATATTAAAATCACCCCATAAAGCCGTGTGTTTTGTCCAAGGGCTTCCATATTCCCACGGCTGATATTTAGCTGCTGGATTTCCTATATGTTCTTTTAATCTTCCTCTTGCTGGATTTTCAATAACCCAAAACTTAGGATTACACTCTTTTATTATTCTGCAGCAGTGATTTACTAACTCCATTCCTCTACCAATTGTTGGTGAAGAAGCATTCTGACTCTCCCATTGCATTTGCTTTGTACTTAATATTTCATCCTTATAATC